AACAAACCTATACATTGGCAGATGAACAAGCAGAACAAATAAAAAACGCAATAGCTGATGTAAAGAAAACAGAAGAATATAAATACGTTGAAACTTTTGGAAACGAAAACGGTAATGGTAATGCACTTTATTTAATTATATCACAATGGGCCGAGCAAAAGAAATAATAGTAAAGGTTATAAATTCTAAAGTAGCAAATGATTTTGTAAAGAAAACACATTATTCTGGTAAGGTTGTTCCGAATAGCACATTACATTTTGGTTGTTTTTTAGATAACAAGTTGCACGGAGTTATGCAATATGGTCCAAGTATAAACAAAAAAGGAACTATTAATTTAGTTGAAGGAACTGGCTGGAATGAGTTTATTGAATTAAACAGAATGGCATTTGATGATTATTTGCCTAAATATTCTGAAAGTAGATGCATTGCAATTAGTATTAAACTAATAAAAAAGAACGCACCACAAATAAAATGGATAATAAGTTTTGCAGATGGAACACAATGTGGTGATGGTACTATATACAGAGCAAGTGGTTTTAAATTAGTTGGTATTGTAGACAATACTGCACTAAGAATGAACCCAAAAACTGGTGAAGCTATGCACGTTATACAAGCACATCATCTTAAAATGAGTAGTGAGTTTAGAAGTTGGAAGCCATTTAAGGGAAAACAATTAAAATACATTTATTTAATTGATAAGAATATGGTAATAACAAAAGAAGTTTTACCTTTTACCGAAATAGATAAACAAGGTGCTGGAATGTATAAAGGAGAAAAAATAACCCTCCAAGAAAGAAGGGTTAATGATTAGAGCGGTGAGGTCGATACGAACGCCATCTTTTAACTGGATGTTAAATGTGTTACTTTTACACTACCACCGCATTTGAAACTACAATATACAAATAATATTTTAATAAAAAAAATGAACAAAGATAGACACATAAAAAAGGAAAGCCTATTAAAAGCACTAGAGCAGAGTTTAGGAGTTGTTACGGTAGCTTGCAAGAAAGCAGATATACCAAGATCAACATATTACAAATGGCTTAAAGAAGATGAAGCGTTTGCCATTGAGGTAAGGGATATTGAGAATGTAGCACTAGACTTTGCAGAAAGCCAACTACACAAACAAATATCTGCCAACTCAACAGCAGCAACAATATTCTACTTAAAGACAAAAGGTAAGAAAAGAGGTTATATTGAACGTCAAGAAATAACTGGTGCAGATGGTATGCCTACTAACTTTCAAATAGAGATAATTGATAAAACCGAAGATACAGACTAATATTGTCTATAAGCATTTAGCCAATACAGATAAAAAGATTGTAGTTGAACAAGGTGGAACAAGATCTGGAAAAACTTACAATATACTTTTGTGGATTATATTTAACTATTGTGCTAATAACAACAATAAGATAATAACTATATGTCGTAAATCATTTCCTAGTTTAAGGGCTACTGTGATGCGTGACTTTATGGCTATACTCCAAAACTATAAGTGCTATAATGAACAATATCATAACAAGTCTAATTCAGAATATCACCTATTTGGAAACCTAGTTGAATTTATATCACTAGATCAGCCACAAAAGATTAGAGGTAGGAAACGTGACTTGCTGTTTGTCAATGAGGGTAACGAACTTTACTTTGAAGATATGCAGCAGTTGTTGTTTAGAACACAAGATAGGGTTATACTAGATTTTAACCCATCAGATGAATACCATTGGATATATGATAAACTAATCACTAGAGATGATTGTGTATTTTATAAAACAACCTACCTAGACAATCCTTTTATTGAAGCATCTATAAGAAAGGAAATAGAAAGGCTTAAAGATACAGACGAACAGTATTGGCAGATATATGGATTAGGAGAAAGAGCAGCGAGCAGAAGCACTATATTTAAGTATGTTGAGGTAAACCAGATACCACAAGAAGCAGAACTAATTGCATACGGTATGGACTTTGGTTATACGAATGACCCTACAACTTTTGTTGCTGTTTATAGTCAAGGGCATAATCTATATATACAAGAACACTTGTACAGAACGCAAATGACTACAAGTGATATAAATAAATTCCTTAAAGAACTAAACCTTACAAGTAAACCAATCTACGCAGATAGTGCTGAACCAAGATTAATATCAGAACTACGTGCAATGGGTAACAATATATTTCCAAGCATAAAAGGTAAGGATAGTGTAAATGCTGGTATTGACTTACTTAAAAGATATAAGATACATATACTGGCAACCTCAACAAATGCCATAAGTGAGTTTAGAAACTACAAATGGAAAGAAGATAAAAGTGGTATGCTCATAAACACACCAGAAGATAAAAACAACCATATTATTGACCCGTGTCGTTATGCAACTTACTCAATATTAAGCAGACCTAACTTTGGTAAATATGCCCTGCATTAAAATAAATAAAAAAAGTTATTAAATTATTTGGCGATAACTAGTATTTATTGTTATGTTTGCAGTATAATATTTAAAACAAAACAGATATGGAAGAAACATTAAGATTACCAGTAGAACAATTTCAAAAATTATATGGCATCAAGTTGAGGTTAGAAACCTACTTTAAGTACCTAGAAGAAAATGATGGTGCATTAAAATGGATGGCTCCTAGTTTTTTAGATGATGCTAAAGAATACATCAAAGAGTATAACGAAATAACAAAAGAATATGTATAGTAATTGTTGTGGTGCAGAAGCATCTTATTTAAGTGATGAAATATGTGGCGATTGTTTAGAACACGCAGTATTTAACGAAATAGAAGAATAGATATGAAAAAATTAATAAACAAAATTTTAGTAAAGAAAAGCATCAGACCATACAAGGTAGTACCTTTATCAACTGGTGTAATTGTAGAACATTACCGTAATGGTAAATTAAAAACAGAATATTATGGATTGGTATAGCCCCCCCGAATACGCAGAGTATGAATGCACAGAATGTGGTGCAGATATAGACAAGCCTGGTGTTTGCTCTGGCACTTGTCACGAAGCAAGTATGATTTAGTTAAGTTGAGTTAGTTTTGTTTAAAAGGTGCATCAGAAATGGTGTACCTTTTTTTATTATATTTACTTACTATAAAAAACCATTTTAAAACCGTTATACAAATATGAAACTTAATATTACCATACCAACTGATTTAAGTGAAATTACTTTAAGGCAGTATAAACACTTTCTTAAGATCCAGAAAAGCCAAGATGATGAAAACTTTTTAAGTGCAAAGATTATAGAAATATTTTGCAAGGTAAAGCTGGAAGATGTAATGCAAATTAAATTCAATGATAGTGAGTTTATTGTAGATACACTTACAAAGATGTTTGAGCAAAAACCAAAGCTGGTAACAAAGTTTAAACTAAACAACAAAGAATATGGTTTCCATCCACAACTAGATGATTTAACACTAGGTGAGTATATAGACTTGGATACCTTTATTGGTGATTGGGAAAACATCGAAAAGGCTATGGCAGTTTTATACCGACCAATAGTAAACAAACTAAAAGACAAATACACAATAGAAGAATACAAAGTAGGTAGGGATGCAGAAATATTAGATATGCCTATGGATGCAGTATTGTCATCAATTTTTTTTTTGTGGAATTTAGGAATAGACTTGTCGAAAACTATGATGAACTATTTGGACAAGGAGGAAACACAAGCCTTGACGCAGTTTCTCAATTCTCAACCAAATGGGGATGGTATAACTCAATTTACGGTCTTGCTCAAGGAGACATTACAAGATATGAAGATATCACTAAACTAGGAGTACACGAATGTTTTATGATGCTATCCTTTATGAAAGACAAAGCAGAGGTAGAAGCAAAAAGAATTAAACAAAATTTCAAATGAGCCAACAAGGTATAAGAGGGTATTATCAATTAACCTCAACAATAGAAGAACAATTAAGAGGTACTGAATTTACTAATACAGTTTCTATTGGTGATATAAGCAAAGTAAACCTAAACAAGCAAGACATATTTCCATTAGCACATATGATTGTAAACAGTGTTGCTGCTGAAGAACAAGTGTTAAGGTTTAACATAAGTATCTTAGCTTGTGATATTGTAGACCAATCAAAGGATATAACAACAGATAGATTTACTGGCAATGATAATGAGCAAGATATTTTAAACACGCAGCTACTGGTCTTAAACAAGCTAATACAGAAGTTAAGAATGGGATCATTGCATACAGATATGTATCAATTAGATGGAGACCCTACATTATCACCGTTTAGTGATAGATTTGAAAATGAACTTGCTGGATGGACAGCAGATATTACTATACTAATTTACAATGATATATACATTTGCTAATGAAATTTAAAAACGTAGATGAAATAGTAACTAAGTATGCGAAGTATGTTGTACAGCAATCTAAATCAAACCTAACCAAAGATAAAAAAGGTGGAGGTGATCTTTATAATTCTGTTAGTTATAAAATA